AAATGCTGGACAAGCCTTCGACCCCATGTGCGCCAATCATTGCCAATAACGTCTGGAGCTTTTTGTGGCTGTTCGCTCATCTCGCCCCACCAGCCGTAACATTAAGTCTATTTATACCAACACGCCAATCACCTAATGAATTTGCGTCTATTCTTAATTTAACTTGCCTGCCTGTAAACCGCAGAGATGTTGGATTAGACATTGAAAATGCGCCATAGGAGCGTTCAGTTCCATTTGGATAGAACCTTGTTTTAAATGTGACTGTCACGTCGCCTTGCGTCTTTTCATCTGGGATCATTTCAGTGACAGACATTACGCTCTCGCCAGTGCCTAGCGCAATTGATCCGCTTTCAGCAAATGGTGTAAGTGAGCCATAATCAAAGCCAACTTCATGCTCGTATAATTTATTGTTTTCTGCACTTGCCCATATTGGTTGTCGGTATGTACCCATATCATAACCAGCAGTTCTGCCTAGTTCGCCAATATACCAAGTATTCTCAACATAATTATAAACGCAATATCTGTCATTTTCTACAGATGATCCAGATGGATAAAACCAGAATATCTCGCCGTATGTGCTGTTTGTCACTGCAAAAGTTTTTGATATTTGCGCTCGGTTTATATCGGAGAATACATAGTCTGATATTTCGCTTTCGATTTGTTGCACTGCGCCGCCTGCGTATGCATAGAATGAGTGATTGCCCATCCAGAATGCACCCTGATCAACTGAAGCCACAGCCTTGTTTGCTATTAATCCGCAACTCGCTCCGACACGCTCAATACCATACACATATGGTGCGCCAATGTAATTGGCTACATGGGCGTCCATGCTTGTTAATATTAAAGTTTGGCCTTGCACACGTATGCCAGCCATAATTCTGCCACTTGTGTTAAGCTCTAAATCACCAGCTTCATTTGTCGCGGCTGGCGTCCATGTGGAGCTATCTTCCCTATCACACCACTGCACCTTACGTTGATTTCCGCCTGCACCTAATGCGAACAAAAATCGCTCCTCAGTTACGACAATGCTTTCATTGCTTGTTGGTGCATTTGATAATACTGCGGCTGGTGTAGAATTATTTATTTGCCACTCATAAATTTTTCCATCGTCCTCATTACACGCTACAAGGTATTCGCCCCACGTATCTAATGACCAAGTTGTTGCAGGCTGTATTCGCGCTGTATCTGGGCGAGCTACGCCGTAGGCATATTGACCAAAATAACTACCCCCATATCCTGTAAATGCCTCGGCGTCTTCACGTCCAGCAGTCAATCCAACTGGCGTTATGTCGTGGCGAACACCCTGAGATGTCCAAGTATAAAGTTTGTTGTATGTGCCACCAGCAATGTAACGATCTTGGTCATTTGCAATCCAAGTAATCAAACCACGAATTTTAGCATTAGCCGCCGTATCTGATCTAGTACGCCAGCCACCCATCGGACGCATTGTGCCGTCAACCCAACGAATTAAGTTGGCGTCACGCCAGCGCCCAGATGCTTGTAACTCAGTGCCGTTGCGATAAATGCCAGCAGGGATGTCTAATGGTATTAGTGGCATATTTACCTCATTGGTCTAAGTTGTTGCGACTATAACACATTTTTATGCTTATTAACAACACAGCCTTTATGTTGATCAGTTTCTGGTTAATAATTAAAGAGCCTCGACGACTTGGTGTTTAATAGAGATATTTTCCTCTCCATCAACTTGTTTTGTAGTTTTAGTTTCTTCTAGTATCTGCTCTAAATTAAGACAATTTATGTATTCAGATTTGTAACTAGAAATTCTTGATGGTACTTGAGAACCAAGAATATGTTCGTTTGTGCCATTTGTTAAAGATACACACATATACCATTCAGTATCAGAAACATTAAGTGCCTCATCATTTGTCAGTTTTTCTTCTGGTATAAAGAAAGTGTTTTCAGATACCATCGTTATGTGCTTAATTGCCATATAAGAGTTTATCTGTTGATTAGAATTTAGTACAGAAAGCCTAGAAGCTCTAGCCGAAACTGCGTCTTCTACAGTATTATAAAACTGCGTATCATAAAAATATTTAATTTGAATTGTCATTATGTTGACCCATATATTGTGCCACTGTTACTTAGTGTTCTAGCTGTGCCTGTTATAGCGGAACCACCAGCACCACCAGCACCACTTTTGGCGCCACCAGAGGCTCCCCAACCACCGCCACCAGCTCCGCCAGTACTACCTGCAGAACCTGCACTTCCCGCAGAACCACCAGAACCGCCCGGATAAATAGGCGTGTTACCGCTAAAGTATATTCCAGCACAACTACCACCTGTTCCGGGTAGAATACGTCCACCACCGGCACCCGCATACCCTATGCTCATTGTTAGTAAGGCTGAACCACCAGTACCACCAGAACCACCAGCTGATGCGCCTACAAAAGCATAAGACGGTCCGGCAATTGAACCTGTTGCACCAATAGCACCACCAGCACCACCAGAGTCACCAGACCCCGGGCCACCTTGGCCACCACCAGCACCGCCGCCGCCACCAGCAGAAGGGTTGAGGGTATATCTACCTCCACCGCCGCCGCCACCAGCAATATATGCACCAGAGCTGTTTGTGATTGTTACACCTGAAGATGTTACGTTAATTGCCGGGCCGCCCGGATAACCCGGAGTGCTGATGTTATGACCACCACCTCGTCCACCTTTACCCATAATTTTACCTTGGTTTATAATGGTGCAAGGTATATTAACTATAAGTGCGGCTATTGAGGTATTGTCCGACCATATGTAACCGCCGTTAATTCTAAGCGTACCGCCTGAACTAATATAGTTAGATACAGTTATTTGTTGGTGATTACCTGATAAAACGTATTCAGAAGAGGCTCCATATCCATCAGACATTTTAATTTGACCTGATGCAACGCCAAACAAACTTCTTACAGCACTATCATTCATGCCAATTTGTGCTGTACCGCTTAGTCCAAGCTCTACGTTAACTTGGTTAAGAGTTATCTGTCCACTGGATGTTAATGCCATCTAACTTACCTCGCTTTTAGTTCTTCAATTTCAGCTTTAAGTTCTTTGATTGCTTCGATTAGTAAGCCGTGTAATTGGTCATACTGCACTGTCTTGTATTCAGTCTTATCATCTTCACCCATCTTGAGTGGCAATGTTGTTTCTGATACTGCGCTTGGCATTACCTTCTCAACTTCTTGAGCAATAACACCAGCAGACTTTTTACCATCTGCTTTATATTCAAATGTGTATCCGCTTAGTTGAGATACTTTATCTAAAGCATTGTCAATCTTCACGATGTCTTTCTTAAGACGCTCATCTGAAGTAGTTGTAGAGTAAGCAACAACGTTACCATCAACGTGTAAGTCGCCATCAGACTCAAGGCGCATTTCCTCACTAGATTGCACATAAAATCGCATATCATCCTGTACATTATTGTAGTAAATATATTCACCACCACTGTTACCAAAATATTGATTAGAATGTTCACGAACATCACTTTCAACACTGAAAGTTGTACCTGATAAATCAAGCCCTGCACCAGCACTGTAAGTTGTGTTGGTGTCAGTGTTTGTCACTGTTTCTGTAGCTGTAGCCAATCCTGTAACGTGTCCATAAGTATCAAGAGTAATATCTTGAATATATGTTCTGCCTGATCCGTTTACAGATGCTTGTGAAGATGTATCGCTGTGGCTTAATGTTACATCACCAGTACCGCCACCTGACAAACCAGAGCCAGCAGTGATAGTCTGATCATTTTTAGCGTTAGCTTCGATACCATCTAACTTAGTGCCATCCGCCGCAACATCACGTCCATCCACTGTACCGCCAACTGTAATATTGCCAGTTGCGCCCACTGTTGTAAATGCGCCTGTAGATGCAGAAGCCGCACCAATTGGCGTTCCATCAATTGATCCAGAGTTAATATCAATACCAGTGACAGGCGTCGTACCATCTAAAAGATTATCGACGTTATCTAAATTGGTATTTATCTTTGTACCCCAAGTATCTTCTGATGCGCCGACTTCTGGCTTCACTAAGCTATATGTCGTTGTTGTAGTATCTGCCATAATTAACTCCTATTGGTTTAAGCCTTTTGGCCTAATATCGTTCATCAATGTAAGAGAAAGACGCTGTAGGCGCTAAACGCATACTGCCACAAAAATGCTTTGATTGCAACATCATGCGGCTGTCCATATTTCTGTTACTTTTGGTATTAATTCCCACTTCTCAATTGCGTTGCACGTAGTCGTTGTGGATGTAGATGTTGACCCAGAGAACGACATAACTTTATTGCACGTCGCAGTGACAGACGAGGTTGTAGTTATTATTGCGCCAGACTGATTAATATCTGATCCACTGGATGCCGTACTCGATACGCCCACAACATTGTTTGACGCAACTTCACGCACACGCTCCATATCTGACGTGTTTGTTGCAGATGTGGCTATTGTTGATCCAGTGC